ATTGCTGAAAAAATTAGCCGCGATTACCATAAGCTGCAAGTCAAACCTAAAAATACGCAATGCCCATTTTGACCCCTGACCTTTTACAATCAATAGCAAACGCAGCGGTTATAATCCTGGCCGCTGCTTTATTTTGCCGTGACATCACCGTGCAAACGCATCGAAGTCGGGGTAATGAGTGACCTCAAGCTCCACAACCGATACTTTACCCTGGACGTAATCGCTCATCGTAACGGCGTACCTTACGGCATCCGGCCCATGATCCCATCCTTTTGCCGGCATGGGTTCCATTTCATCGTTGCCATCCCGGTCATATTTGTAGTTGGAAAAGTCCTTCCATACATTCGGGCTGTCGGCGGTAATGTATAGTCGGGTGTAGGTCTGCAATTTTTTGATGCCGGCCTGGATTGAACCCGGTCCTTTTTTGGCCTTATACATTGCGCATCCCCGCTGCTGGAGTTCCATTATCATCATTGGGTTGTGGTCGCACCACACATATTGGCCTCCGCAGGATTCCTTTATCCGGCTGGCGATTCGGTCAAGCCCCAAACTCAAGCCTTTGCCGTAAAGCAACTCCCGGATATACAGGGCATTCTCCTTTTTGTCCTCATAGATTGCCACAAGCACGTTGGGGTCGTCCGTCCAGCCAAAGTCCATGCCAAAAACCGGGTTCCCGAGCAAGTGTTCCGGTATTTCGTGGCAACGTTCGATATTCTTGTAAACCAAGCCCTCGATTTTGCCCAATTCGCCAAGGCCGTAAACCCGGTAATACTCGGGGTCGCTGTCCTTGTACTTTTCAATGTCATTGATAACGGACTGCGATAGGTACATATTGTTCCGCCAGGTTGTTTTTATCAGTACGGATTCCCTCAGCGGCCGGCGTTCGGTCTTAAAACTGCCGTCCTCCAGCCGGATTTTGTTCCCGTAAGCATCCCGGACAAGGTAATCGTGTTCGACCACGTTCCCATCTTTGTCCTTGACATAAATGAACTCCCTGACCTCTTTTCCCTGCTCGTCGAGTACAGGTTGTCCATTTGACATTTTGACCGGCTTATAGACCTTGGTATGCGCCCAAAACTCGGATGACGGGTTGAAGTCGAGAATCATTTTCTTGGTTGTCCTCATTTTGAGCTGCTGGTAAACGGCGTAGGAAATGTTATTGGCCTCGTTGATGAAGGTGTATTCCCGTTTTCCGGCTTTTGCATCGGCTCCGTCCTCGAATGACGAAAATTCCATTTCGGTACCGTTGCGGAAGTAGAACTTTTTTTCGTTCTTGTTGAACTGCTTTATGTACTGATTGAGGTGTGGGTCGTTCTTGAGTATCTGCCTCATGTCCTTGAGGCAACCACGGTCAATCTGCCTGTGGGTTGCGCCAACGCAGAGAATCCATATATTCGGCTCGTTAATGGCAATGGCAATGAGGGCTTGCATGATGCCATAGGTTTTGCCGGATGAAGAACCGCCCTGGTGGATTACAACGCTTTCAGGCGCATCGAGTGTGAGTTCAACAACCTTGTTGCAAGGCTGGCTGAAGATTAAGCCGGAATCAATCATTTTCGTCCTCCTGACACCATACGCATATTACCTCCACGTCGGCACCGTCAATATTGACCTCACGGATGCCCGAGCCGCCACAATAAACACAATCCTTACTCACTTACCACCTCCACATCTGTTACGCTTTGATCGTCAATGGCAATGGGAACCGTGGACCGAACGCTTTGGATTTTGTGTCCGACCTGAATGTCGGCCTCCACCTTGACCTCGGTTTTCTTAACGCCGCCCCAGCCGTACTTGCTTTTCATCCACTCCATCCACACCGTGCCGCCCTGCTTGCCTTCAATCAGGCTCAGGCCCTTGGTTTCCATTTCCTCCATGCCGGCCATAAGTCCTATTTCCTTGGCAAACCTCCATTCCGGCACCCGGTCCTCAAAGCGTTTTTTGGTTGATGGAAGAATGCCGAATTTGGCACCAAAGCTCTCATAGGTTTTTCCGGCTGCCAGGTGCTTATAGAGTTCCCGGCAGAGTTCAACCCTGAATCCGTTGACGGAGTTCAACTCAATCGCCCTTTCCTCGTTTCGGATAAGCTCAGCATCGCCGGTCATCCATTGAAGGAAGTTCATTCCGATCTCGGATTCGAGCCATTCCTGGTCGGTGTTGATTATTTTATTTTCCGGCTCTTGCAAGTGCATAGACTGAATTTATGTAGTTGACAACATGAGCCGCCCCGCCCTTATTGAAGGCGTTACGCATCCGCCTGAAGTGGTTGCGCTTGACCCTGTACTCTATGTCCACCGCAAACCGGTGGTCGGGATTGGTCAAAATGGCCTCCCTATCCTCAGCCGGAATCTCAAATTTTACCCCGGCATCATTCATTTCGGCCATGGTCATCATTTGCGTTCCCTTTACCCGGTCGTAAATCACCGGTAGCCTCATGGCCGCTTTGCGCAGCTCGGATATTTCTTCTTTGTTCATGTTCGTATTTCCATTGTGCATGACGAAACAAGTCCTCCATCCAGGGTTTCATTTCACCCCGGGATTCAATGGCTTGCTTCAGCCACTTTATGCAGCTATCCTTCCGTTCCTCACCCATTCCAATTTCTGTTGATCCGGCACAAGACCGGCCGCCATCATCCTCAATTCGTGTATCCGAACCAGCTCCGGCCTCAGCTCAGTTATGTCGCCGTACTCCCTATGGCAGTCCACGCACAAAGCCATAAGGTTCTCAATGAAATCCCACGCCTTACTGCCCCCCATACCCCTTCGCCAAATGTGGTGAATTTCGTGCGCCGTGCATTCGCAGCACTCGCAAGCAACCCACGCCCCCAACTTATGCCCAAAGGCATCCATATACACCTGCTTATGGTTTACAGCCATTTTACCTCCGTTTCACCATTCCAGCCACTCAGCCACACATACCAGGCCATGCCCTTATCCCGCCCCATCCATACCCTCGCCGGCCTCACACCCCTCACCATCCTATCAGTCAGCATATACACCGGTCCGTAAACGCACAGCTTCCTGCCATAACCCAATCTGTTCAACTGCCGGCACAGGAACATATCGTCCAGGCACCCACCAGCCACGACATCAACATCGCCCTCCGGCAACGTATCAATCCCGTCAAAGCCATAAAGTATCGGACCCTTCAGCACCTCCCTTTCCTGAAACCGGCCTATATCCCTAACCCCACGCCTCGTCGAACCGCCAAAAAAATCCCGCATCCGACCCAATCCCGTTTTGTTTAACTTTTCAGAACCCATGTTTAACTTTTTAAAGTGTTTCCTCGGGAATTTTTAAGACCACCCCCCTGTTTTGTTTAACTTTTATAGCCAAAAACCTCAACATTCAGCCATGGTATTTTATACGACTATGCCTCAAATTTATACGAATCTGCCCTTTTTTGCAAATCTGCCATTGAAGATCGGAAGTGAGTGCGATAGGGCGGAATGGCCAGGTGCGCCCCTGTTTTTGCTTGTTCCTCCGAAGAGGTGCCGCCCCCTATGTCTGAATGCCTTATAAACAGGGGCTTTCAGGGGTTGTTACATAATTTGCATTATGTTAAGTAGAAACAAATGAGAAAAGGGATAACAGGCTAAAATGCCCGCCAATAGGCCATAACAGGCCGCTAACGGCACTAAATTTTCGGGCTGATCTATGCACAAGGGCGGAATATTTGAGGGGCTGTAATGGCAAAGGGGCTGAGGTGCTGAATATCCTGCTGTCATTGGGGTTGTGCTGGCTGCTGTATGGGCGAAATGAGCAGGGGCAAAGGGGGCCGGAACCGTCCACGCCTTACTGATTAACTTTTGTTTACTTTTGCAATAACTTGTCTATATAGTTGTATATGGGTACCAAGGCACAGAATAAACACAAAAGGGATTCGTTCCCACGTTATTTGCATAGGAATGAAGTCATGTGTATCCGGCTGATTATTGCGGCTCGCATTGCCCAAGGGTTGACTATACCCCAGGCGGCAAAGCTGGCGGGGATTCCAACCTATCGGTGGCGACGGATCGAGGCGGGCAAATTGCGGTATTATTACAACACCCTTGGGTATTTGCATAAGATACTCAACAAAATAGGCTGCACCCTGGAATTAAGGGCGGTATCAGTTACCGATTACCGGCCATTGTTGGGTATTGATCCGGCTGAAATTGAGCCGGAACCGAAAAAAGATAAAAAAAAATTACGTCCGTAACCAGTTAAAAATCAACAAGTTTGCCGGAATCGTAAAAAAATTTTATACTTTTTTTGCCTCAAAACTTGATTTATATATATGGAATGGAGTATAAATGCTCGACTTTATAGGATTTTTGAAGGATAAAAAGCTAACAAGTCAACTATTGGGATATTAAACAAATAAATTTAATGCAAAAGAAAGTAATAGAACCGGGCAAAATTTCAAATAATCCGGCCGGAAGACCCTTGAAATCAAAAAACGGCAAGAGTAAGCCGGTTCTGTTCACCGCCAGCCCCGAATGTCAGGCCGTACTATCAAAACTGCCGGCAAACAAGGGCGGCGGCGTTAAATCCGAATTTATCAGCCGGGCCGTGGTTGAATTGTGGAATAAGGAATCCGGGCAAAGCTGATTAATCCGGCTCAAACATGGCCCATGAAAAATAAAGCATGACATCACCTTGTCAACAATCAGAGCGTATAAATGTGGATAACTTATATTGCATGGGATATATCTGCTCACCATATTTGCTCACCAAATCTGCTAACCAAAACAGTCACCAAATGGCAAAGACAAAACTCAAGCCGGAAATCAAAACAAAGGTCAAAAAGAGCCTCAAACTCATGGCATCCCTCAGTGAAGCCCTGGACGGAATATCATTCTACACCCTCAAGCGCAGGATAGACAATGATAACCCATGTATGGTATCTGTGGACATACTCAAGATCATTGGCAAGGGCTTGAAGATGCAAACCAAAGACCTAACGCATTAATTCAGAGCCACATTTCAGAGCCTTTAAAAATCAGAGCCATAAATCAGAGCCTAAATATCAGAGCATGACAAATCAGAGCCATAAATCAGAGCCTAACACCTTACTCATAAGGCCGGAGGACTTAACACTTGCGGAATCAGCACTCAATGCGAATCAGCTTCAGTTGCTTTTGAAAAAAACACCTGATAAGTACGTCCGTAAACGTCCGGCTAAAGGAGGCGGAGAATGGGATTACGTTTCAATCGGCTACGTTCAAAAAGCCCTGAACATAATGTTCGGATTCGATTGGGATTTTGAAATCATCAACCAGCAGGTAATCGGGAATGAGGCCATAGTTCAGGGCCGGTTGACCGTTCGGACCAATGGCCGGACCATCACTAAGTCGCAGTTCGGCAACAAGGACATCATGATGAAAAAAGACGGCTCATACCTGAGTATCGGAAACGACCTCAAGGCTGCCGCCTCGGACTGCCTGAAGAAATGCGCTGCCATGGTAGGTATTGCCGCCGACATTTACAACAAGCAGGAGTTCATGGAGGTCAAGGTTGATACTACGGAACTCGATTGGGATGCCCTCAAGGCAGACTTCAGCCGGATTGAGGACATATCCGCCAATGATGCAGCAGCCATTGAAGAAATCATCACCACACGGGATGCAAAACGCTATGCTAAAGCCCGGAAAGCCATTGACAAATATTTAAACCACAAATAAACCATGGAACTTTTTACATCACTCAATCCGGCTGAAGCAGCCATCATTGCGACCGCTTTTGCAGCCCTTTTCATTCTCTGCATTGTATTGTCTGTGCGGACCTATTTCCATCAAACCCGCTATACCGAACAGGAGGGGCAGTTGACTGAATTATACAAGACCCACAAGGAATTGATTGACACAAACTTCCGGCTGAAGACTGAGATCGAAAGCCTTTGGGCCAAAATCGAATCCAAAGAGAAAGTGTCCGTTGAATCGGAAAGAATACACCGACAGGCGGTTGACAATGCAGCCAAATATGCACGGTGCCTGGAATTTATCAAGGTTCAGAAAAAAACGATTTTGCTGGAAAATGGCGAATCAATGCCGAATCCCGTTCTGTATTGGCTTGAAAAAATCGAAGAACAGGCCGAAAGGCTTGACAAAGCCCTCAAAATCATAAAAGAGGAGCAACTCGAAGGCAACAAGTTTTATCTGATCTGCAAACATTTCGTAAATCAGAACAACCTCGTTGAAAATTCCGCCCAGCGCAATGACAACGTGGTTATTGAAGCCCTGCAAACTTTAGCCGGACAGGTGATTAACTACGACAAGGAAATCGGGCGTATCCGGGCTGAATTTGAGAAATACGGCGCAAAATTCAAAACAAGGACAAACACAGCCGGACAGGTTGCCGAAAAGTTGGCCACCATGCACCGCAAAACCACCGACCTCGTTATGGCCGCCAGCCGGATTCCAAGAGTAGGGCAGGTGCCAAGGGAATCATTCGCAAACCTGATGAAATGCGCCGCTGATGCCGCAACCGTAAAAATGGTAAATCCTGAAGTTCGTTAAGGAGGCGTTTGCGCATGAGTAACGCTATGAATATTGACAGGGTTGGCGCATTCACGTCCTCAAACATTTGGACCTTGATGACCAACAACAAGGCCAAGGACAACTTTGGCGCACCTGGGGTCAAGTATATCCGGCAGAAGATTTACGAAATCCGGCTGAAGCGTTCCCTCGGAAAGGAGCAGGATGCCCGCGCAACGGCATGGGGCCATTTGTGCGAACAATACCTGTTCCAGCAGCTCAGCCTTGAGTACAGGTACGAATCTGACGTGACCTATACTCATCCGATTTATGACTTTTGGCGTGGCACCCCTGACTTTCATACCGCTGACACCGTTGGCGACGGAAAATGCCCGTGGACCCTGGAATCATTCTGCGATCAGGTTGAGGCCGCAAGCGAAGGCGTTGAGGCGTTTAAGGAACTCAAGCCGGAATACTATTGGCAGTTGGTTTCAAATGCAGAGATAATGCAGAAGGAGTTTATCGAACTCATCCTGTTTGTTCCCACCCTTGAGCAGCTTATGGAAATTCAGCTCTTGGCAACCCAGCAGGAAGAAAACCAGCAGCGTTTCGCCTTTATCCATTGGGCGCAGCCGGATGAACTGCCGTATTTGGTTGAAGGCTCCATGTATAAGCCACTCAATATTTTCAGATGGAAACCGCTGCCCGGCGACCGTGAAGCCCTCACCGAACGGGTACTGAAAGCCCGGAAACTATTGGAGGAAATGGTGTGATGGGCAAGTATGACGTATTGGCTCGTTTGGAATGGCTCAGGGCGATCATCCTCAGTTATTCCAAGCGTGGCCCCCGTTCCATAGTTTCAGAACTCGCATACGAGGCCATGTGCCTTGAAAACGAAGATATGTGTTAAACCTAATCCAAAAACTATATGACACAGATTATTAACTGCGGGATTAACCTCAACAAAGTTGACAAATCCCGGATCGTAACCGACAAGAATGGCAACAAATGGCTGAACATTGATATTGTCAGCCTGAAGGAGCCGAATCAGTACGGCTCAACCCATTCCATTGCTATGCAGCAGACCAAAGAGGAACGGGAAGCCCGAACGCCGAGAATTTACATCGGTAACGGTACTGAGTTCAAACCCAGTAATCCGGCTGAACGCACAGCCACAAGTTCAACCCAATCCAATGATGACCTGCCGTTCTGATGGAGGCAACGAAAATCATCATAGGAATTGACCCGGACATTGACAAATCCGGCTTTGCGTTGGCTGAAAACGGCGTATTGAAAGTTGTGGGAACCTCAGAGTTCCCGCAACTCATCGCCTTTCTTCAGGCCAATGCTGAAAACATCGTGAATTGCTATATCGAAGCCGGATGGCTCAACCAAAAGGCAAATTGGCACGGCGGCAAGGATGCAATCGGGCAAGCAATAGCCCGTAAGGTCGGTGAGAACCATGCAATCGGAAAAATCATTGCTCAGTTCTGCACCGAGTTCAAAATCAACCACCAACTGATAAAACCGACCCAATCAAAACTCAAACAGGAACAATTCACCAAAATAACAGGATGGCCCAGCCGGACGAACCAGGAAGGCCGGGATGCTGCCATGCTGATTTATGGGAGGACAAAATAATGACTTTAACCACCACACAAATCGAAAACATTGCCGAAAAAGGCATTGACCCCTATCTAATTCACCGGCTGAAGAAGCATTGGGCAAACCAACTCCGCCGGATTCACCACAAAAAGACCAAAAATGAAGCTCAGGGTAAATCAAATTGATGCTCCAGCCAATCCCGGCCTCGTCCGGCTGATTGAAGGCGTGTATTTCGTCCTTTACCAAGGCGAATCGCACTATATCGTAGCCGAATGCGACATCCAGGTTGACCAAGGGAAAATTGATTACGTCCACATTGACGGCGTTTACATTTTTATTGATACCAATGGGCTGATCGAGAACTCCGAGGACGAAATGCAATACGCTATCGTGGACCGCCTCGATTGGCCGGATATGACCATGGCCGAAACCGTGGGAGTTCATTTCCGGGAACACGCCCGAGATTTAATCCTTGACAAGTTCGATTATTCAAAAATCCTATGAAAGACCCTGCATTCCTTTTTTACAGCTCAGACTTTCTTACCGGAACCATGTTCATGTCAGATGAACAAGTGGGTAAGTATATCCGGCTGATTTGCGCCCAGCATCAGAAGGGTCGTTTGACCGAAAAAGATATGTTGCACATATGTAAATCATATGATAAAGACATTTTTTCAAAATTCACCCAAGATGAAGCCGGATTTTACTACTCCGAACGACTTGAGGTTGAAATTGTGAAACGTCAAAAGTACAGCGAAAGCAGACGTAGTAACCGTTTGAAGGGTTCTAAAGCCAAAAAAGAACCAAAATCATATGATACCACATATGATGAATCATATGATGAACATATGGAAAATGAAAATAGAAATATAGATAAGAAGATTAATACAATACCTGAATTAAATGTATTTCTTGAATACGGGCTTTCGCTTTTTCCTGAGCAAACCCGGAATGATTACAAATTCAGCCTTCAGTCAAAGTACGAATCCTGGGTTGATGCCAAGTGGCGGGATGGCCATGGTAAGCCAATCAAGAACTGGAAACTCAAGGTGAAGCAGATTATACCGTTTCTCAAGCCGTTCAACAACGGATCGCCAGCGGATGTGGATTTAACCCAACAAGCATTGAAGCGTTATGGACAGGGCTGATTTGATTGTCGAACGTGCGGTTATCGGCGCATTCATTTCTGAGCCGAACAACTGCCTTGATGCCATTGACACGGTTCGTCCGGCTTGGTTTCACAACGAGCAGTACAGAATGATTTGTGAGGTCATCAGGCTACTCCGTGCCGAAAACCGGATGATTGACCTCGTTACCGTGTTCCAGGCTCTCGGTGGAAAGGTTGAGGCTCTTGTGCTGGCCGAATGCACGGCGGCCATTTCAGGTACCGCCCACGTCAATGAGCATATCCGTGTTCTCCAGCAGGAATATACCAAGCGGGAACTCGCAAACCGGGTTGGAAAAATCATTGCCGGCATGAATGACCCATTCAGGGCAATTTCTGAACTCGAAACCGAATTGCAGGAACTCAAGTTGCAGCCGGATTTCAAAATTCGGCCACTTTCAGCCCTTCAGGACGAAAAACTCACCGATTTGGATACAAGGAGACGTTCAGAGAATAAAATTGCGGGAAAACACACGGGAAGCCCTGAATTGGATCGCAAACTCGGTGGCTATGTTCCCGGTGACGTAATTGTGGTTGCCGGAAGGCCGGGGATGGGTAAGACTGCTTTTGCTGTTTCAGCCGGATTACTGCATTGCTCAGTTGGCGGCAAGGTACTGATGTTTTCAATCGAAATGCCGGAATCGCAGATCGTTGACCGGGCGTTGGCGGCTCAGTCAGGTGTATTCGGCTCAAAAATCCGCAATGCCGACCTGACCGACGAGGATATGTTCCAACTCAGTGCGGTCAAATTGCCGGATACCTTTTTTGTCAATGATTCAGCCCGGATAACCATTGAAAACCTGACAGCCGTGGTTCGCAACTATGTCACAAAGCACGGCATAACCCTTGTTATTGTTGACTACCTTCAGTTGATTAAGTCCGAAACCAAACGGAACAGGGAACAGGAGATAGCGCATATATCCGGCACGATAAAGCGTTGTGCCAAGGAAGCCGGTGTTACAATGATGCCGCTTGCACAGCTCAGCCGGACGGTCGAGCAACGTGGAAACGACAAAACGCCGCTATTGAGTGACCTCAGAGAATCCGGCTCAATCGAACAAGATGCAGACGTGGTAATTTTTCCCTTCAGGCCGGATTACTATGCTGCCGAGGCCGTCAACAAATACGAGGAAGATGCGCTGGCTATAATCGCCAAAAACCGTAGCGGAAGCACGGGCGTAATACCCGTCAAGTTTCAACCCAATACAGCGAGGTACATTTTATGAAACCAATAACCCAGAATAGCGGAATAGGAGGATTTGACCTCGCAGCCGAATGGATGGGCTGGGAGAATATTTTTCATTGCGAATGGAACGAGTTTGGCCAACAAGTTCTGAAACACTACTGGCCACAAGCAATATCATACCATGACATTACCAAAACAGATTTCACTATTTACAGAGGACAATGCGACATCCTTACCGGAGGATTCCCATGCCAGCCATACAGCGTTGCCGGAAAACGGCTTGGCAAAGAAGATGAACGCCACCTGTGGCCCCACATGCTTAGAGCAATTCGGGAGATTCAACCACGTTGGGTTGTGGGCGAGAACGTTCGCGGGCTTGTTAATTGGAATGGAGGGGTGGTATTCAACGAAGTGCAGGCTGACCTGGAAGCTGAAGGGTAC